AGGAGAAATAGAGAATCCATCATGGAATTTTGCACACACTGCTGAACAAATGATAAATAGCATTGAGTTAACTACATATAGAAATGATGTTGTAAAAACATTAATGGCTGCAGGAAATGGTAAGTTTATAATAGAGGGTATACCTACAACTCCAGATTTACAAAAAAAATTAACTGAAACAATAGAGGTAGATGGAAAAACATACTCTGTAACCAAAGATATACACGCACAAATTGAGGGGGCACAAAGAAATACTAATACAGCCCTTAAATTCTATATGAAGTTTCTTGGTTACACTAAATTAGGTCTTACTGTATACAATCCAGTAACACACGTTAGAAACTTTACAGCTAATGTTGGTTTTGCTGTAATGAATGGTCACATTAATTTCTCTACATTAAAGAATACAACAGATGCTTGGAGTATTGCTACTAATATATTCAGAAAATCTAGTAATGCTAAACAAAGTGCCCTATGGGAGAGTATGATAGAAGAGGGAATGATAGATGAGACTGTTGGACTAGAAGAAATAAAAGACTTATTAAGATCAGATGGAAGTGAAAGAAGTTTCTTTGAGTCAATAAATAAAACTGCAAACAAAAGTGTGCTTGGAAAAATACAAAGGGGTGTTGAGGGTGCATATAGATTTGAGGATGTAGTATGGAAGGTTACTGGTTTCTTACAAGAAATGCAGACAGCAGAAAAAGCAGGCATGAGCAGGCAAGAGGCAATAAAAAGAGCAGGATACGTTATAAGAAATACTTACCCAAACTATTCAGCAGTTCCACTTTTAGCTAAAAAACTTAGAGTAAATCCACTTGTTGGTTCGTTTGTTTCCTTCCCTGCTGAAGTGATAAGAACAAGTATGATGACTGTAAAGATAGCTAAAGGAGAGTTAGCATCTGGTAACCCAGTTCTTGTAAAAAGAGGGGCAGCTAGAATGACAGGAACAATAATTAATTTAATTGCTATGCCAACTCTTACTAAGTTAGCTGTCTCTGGTATAATGTCCCTGATGGGATTTGATGATGAAGAAAACTATTCTTTAGATAAACAAATAGCTGAGTCTTTAAAATTTATTGGAGCACCATGGAATGAGTTTGGAACCATAATACCAATATCAAATCCTGAAGGTGGAGTATGGTATTCATGGAATATACATGATAACTTGTCTCATGGGTTTTTATACGATATAGCTAACTCAATATTTGACCCACCTAAAGATGACCCAACAAAAGACAGAAACTTTATTATGAGCCTACTTGGTGGTAACCCAGTTCTGTCAGCTCTTTTTGATCCATTCCTTGGAACTGATGTTTTAGCAGGAGCAGTAGAAGAGGCACTTACTGGAGTAGACTCTAATGGTCAAAGAATATTTCCAGAAAACACTAGTACTATTAATAAGGTTTATTCTATGTTTGGGCATATAATTAATGAGGTAAGACCTGGTGTTATCAAAACAATAGGAAGATTTTTTGATCCTGATGCTAGTTTAAAACATGAGATAATAGGTACGTTTGCTGGTATTAGATTTGGTAAAACTGATGTGGGTCAAGCTGCTTATTATAGAACCAAAGATATTATTAATAATATAAAAGGATTAGACCCAAAATATGAGGGTGATGCTGAGTTAATAAAAGAGGAGCTTATAAGAAACTTAAAGTATTTAGAGAATATGTATCATCATGCAAAATTATTAGGAATAGAGAAACAAATGATTAAAATATTTAATGAGCCACCTAAACAAACAACCCCTGTTGAAGATGACCCTAATACTCCTTTAGATGAAACAATGTTAGAATTTGAGGCTAGCAGAACAACTATGGAAAACGCTAAGTTGTCTCAGGCAATTATAGATATACTAGAAAGGAGAGATAAATCAGTTCCTATAGAACAATTAGATTGGGACATCTGGATTGAAGGTACTTTATCTGAAAGGCAATTACAAGAATATAATGAATTATTAGAAAAATGAAATTAGAAGTTTTAAGAATATCAAGTGAACAAGACTCTACTAGTGGCATACTATTTGAGGTGAATGACACTGCAAATAATCCACATGGAGAAGGTTTTAGGTGTAAAAGAAAATTTTTATGTTATACATTAGAAGATGAAAAAAGAGACGAAAAAGTTATGGGTGAGACTCGCATACCAGAAGGTACCTACGAGATCAAGTTACGAACAGTGGGTGGTTTCCACCAAAAATACACTAAGAGATTTGGCAGTATGCACAGGGGTATGCTCCATATTACTAGCGTTCCTGGGTTTGATTATATTCTCATTCATTGTGGAAATACTGATGAACACACTGCAGGGTGCTTACTCATTGGTGACAGCCAAGAGAACAACCAGCTAATAAAGAATGGCTTTATAGGAAAGTCAACTCAGGCATACAAACGTATATATAAAGTGATAGTAAAAGAGTTACTTGCTAACAAAAAAGTGTTAATAACTTACAAGGATATTGCGTAAGTATAGAAATTTTTCACTATATTTAATTGTGTGTTTTCAAAAACAATCATAATTGAAGTTTTTAACTGGTAAATTGGGGGCAAGGATTGTCCCCAGTTTTCTTTACAAATCATGAGAGATTATAAAAAAGAATATAAAAAGTTTCAAAGCTCTGATAAATCTAAAAAAGATAGAGCAGCTAGAAATAGATCCAGAAGAAGACTAGAGAAAGCAGGCAAAGTATCTAAAGGAGATGGGATGGATGTTCACCACCCAAATGGTCCAAGAAAAAAATTTGTAAAAGTAATAAAGAAATCTACCAATAGAGGTATGGAGAACGAAGGTGGAAGGAGGAGGATTCCTAAGAAACCTAGATGAGCCTAACTAACGCCAAGAGGAAAAAGAAAAAACAGTTAGGAATGGATCCTGGAACTGCATCTCATAGGCTAAAAAAATCAGTATTATTTGATTTCGCAAAAAAACTAGACTTAAATTGGTGCTACCAATGTGGTGCAGAAATTATTAATATAGATTTATTTACTCTAGAGCATAAAATTCCATGGCTAGATTCTGAAGATCCTAAAGATTTATTTTTTAACTTAGATAATATAGCGTTCTCACACTCCAAATGTAACTACGCAGCATCAAGGGGTAGGCCAGGCAAACCCTGTCCATCCCTAACAGCTTATAGAAATGGATGTAGGTGTGATGGATGCAAGAAAAAGAAATCTGATTACAATAAGGAGAAAAGAAAATTTAAAGAAAAGTCAAATGAAAAAAAGTTGTAAGGGGCTCCCTGGATGTAGAGAGAATAAACCAAATATTCTAACTAAGGCAAAAAATCTAGTTAAAGACACAGCAAAACATATAGCTAATGGAGCAGAAAACTTAAACGATAAAGAATACCTTATAAGAATAAACACATGTAAATCTTGTGACCTCTTTAATGAAGGTAAAAAAATATGCGAATCTTGTGGTTGTTATATGCCAGTAAAAGCTAGATGGAGAACATCAACTTGTCCAAAAAATAAATGGACTTTATGAGGCTATAAAAACCCCTTTAGTTAAATCAACGTATCCCTCTCCATGTTTTTCTTTTAATTTGTCTGCTATCTTTCTTTCTTTTGTCATGTTACCTTTGTACTTAGCAGTCATATCTGACTCTGTTTTTTCTATTTCTTTTAGTCTATTTTCTAAACTAATCTTTTCTAACCTTAATTTACCAAAGTTAAAGGCCATTGTGTTTACCTCGCCTCTAATTTCAGATACTTCTTTAATTATATTGTCTTCAATTTTAATTTCTTTTGTCATTTTATTTATTTTTATTATTAGTATTTTTAATCTTCTCGAGGCCACGAGATCCAAAATATGCACCAATAGTGGTTATCAAGCAAATTTCAAGCAAACTTTTCCATTTATCATCCACATGAAAGTCTATTGTCCCTGAGTCAATGAACACAAGAAGTATTGTTGAAATCAATAAAGTTAATAGAACTATAGGCCTTATACTCCTTGTAAGCCAGTTACCATGTTGTAAATCAGCTTGCCACCTTGCAGTAATGTTTTTTTCCATCTCAGCCTCATGTGCTTGAACGATCTCTTTTAATTTTCTTTTGGCATCCATTTTCTCCTCTTTGGATGTGCTCAAGTTATCGAGAACACCACCAACTGATTCAACCAGCTTACCTGCTCCACCACCAAATATTTTATCTAGTACTCCCATTTTTTTCTTTAATCATTTTAATAGTTTGTAAAACCTGTTTTTTACTACCAGGCATGTAAAGTTCGTAATTTAGGTTGTTTTTAACAAGATATTGTTTAAAAAGTTTCCATTTTAAATTAAACACATCAGACTTTAAACCTTTTACCTCTATAATCCAGCCATCTTTTAGGTTAGTAAAATCAGGTATATATGTGACTGAACGAATAGACTTGAAGGCTTGGTCATAAATTAACTTACCTTTCTTCTTTCTTTTTTCTATAGAAACTCCTTCATAAACAAACTTGTCCATTAGTAAGAACTTTTCTTTTTCGTAATTAAATTTTATACCTGCCCTCCTGAGCTCAATAGAAGTAAAAGCCTCTAGCCTTGATCTATAGTTAATACCATCAACACTAGTGGCCTTTACATTTTTTATTCTACCTTTCTTTTTCACTATGAATTACTTTGTTTTTTTTACGTTTTTAAATTCAGTTGAGTTCTTGTAGTACCCAGTTTCATTATTAAAATTATAAAACCAAACAATGTGACCATCTTTATACTCTAGTCTTTCATCAGGGTGAATACAGTATATGTCCCATCCATCCATGTTTTTAACATACATAGCTGGAAACATTTCTCCAATATCACCCTCTTCCATATATAATCTAAATCCATGGTCATTAAATTCTATAAAGAAAGGGTCTTCATCCATGAGCCTTCCATCACCCTCATAACCTTGTTCATCCCATTCGAATGTCCAAGTTTCATTAGAGGTATATACTCCTGAGTCGATCTGTGCAAAGCCTTGAAACGACAAGGCTAATAGCATTAAAAAAATTGTGTTTTTCATATTAAATTAAATTTAGTTAAACATAATCTGGTGCATTTAATCACCATTGTACATCCACTAGGACTTGAACCTAGAACCTACAACTTAGAAGGTTGTTGCTCTATCCAGTTGAGCTATGGATGTATTTAATAAACGTCATTACTCATTCCTGCCTCCTTTCTCCAAATGATGTCTGTTATTATTATCTCTACTTTTGTAGAGGATTTTACTTCTTTACCTATACAATTCTTTAGGTAACCATTATTATCTAATTCCTCTACAGTGTCCCCAATACTACAGGTAGTAAATGTTCCTTTTTTAAATTCTTTTGTTGGTTTCTCAATTCCTTTTACCATCCTTATGTTCCTCCACTTGTAACCAACCTCTAAATGCCATATCTGTTTTTTCATTTTTTCTTTATTTTACCTATATAACATAAATCTATTGTCTTAACTTTAGTTATTAAATCTTTAGCCCCTGGCCTTGATCCTAATTCGTATACACCCCATCCTACTTTTTTGTCTATACATTTTTTGTGTATAAAGTCTTGTAAATCTTCTTTCTTAACCTCTATCCAATAATCTTTTGTCTCAAAAGCAAATCCATCTGCGTCACCATACAACCATCCCTTTTTTCCTTGAACATTTCTAAACTCTACAAAGTGTATATTCTCATCACTTTTCTTTATGGCTTTTACATCTATTTTTTTTCCACCTATCTTAACGTCCCAGTGTTCTTGTATGTCCTCTTTTTCTGTTGGCCACTCTACAATATTATCGTTATAAATACTTGCGTACTTTTTTTCTGCCCTTTTCCCTCTTGCCATGTCTATGGCTTTTTTCTCTTTAGTTTTGTATTTCATGGAACTTAGTTAATTCTCTTTGAAATCTTAATCCTAATACTCCTGTGCCTACATTTCTACCTTTAGCAAATATAATTTCAGCTAAACCCTCTGTGCTTTGTCCATCTCCATCTTCTTTTATACCATAGTATTCAGGCCTATAAACAAGGACAACCATATCTGCAGCTTGTTCTATTTCTCCTGACTCTCTTAGGTCTGCTATAGTTGGCCTACTCTCTGATCTTTGTCCTACACCTCTGTTAAGTTGGGATAATGCAATGAT